ATTGTATAATCATGTAATCCCTCTGCATATGTATCAAGTTGTGCAGTTGCTACTTTACCTGTACCGCCATCAATGATCATTGTAGAATCATCTGCAAACACGCTACCTCTTACGTCACCTTTAAGTATTCCGTTAAGTGTACCATGTAGTTGTCCTGTTAAGCCGTCAAGTACTAGAGTAGAGTTATCACTAAACACACTACCAGTAAAGTTACCAAGTATAGAATCACCTGCTTTGTAGTAACCTGAATCATTTGTAAGCACACTTATATTATTGCCTGCTTGTAAGAAACTTGTTCCGTCAATAGTAACAGTTGGAGTAGTTTGGTCTTGTGCGGCAGTAATTGTAACACCATTAGTACCTACAAATTGGAATGTACCTTGGTTGGCCATATTAAAGCCTGTTGAATCATCACCAACAATATTAAAGTTAATTGCTTGTTCGTTTGTTAAGTAACCTGCGTCATTAGTTAATCTACTAATATTAGAACCGTCAGTTAAGTAGTCAACTAGTGTACCACTTTGTGCAACCCCTTTTGTATCAAATGTAATTCTATTATATGTACCTGGAGCAATAGGACTGTCAGCAAGTGAAACGTTTATTGATGTTGTACCAGTACCTGTTACATCACCAAACAATGTAATTGTTTCATTGCCACCGTCGATAGTAATATTACCTTCTGCATCGGTTGTAGTTGTAATGTTACCTGTACCAGCAAATTTAATTGTTTCGTCTTTGACTACTGTTCTAACTGTGCTATCATCACCTGTTACAAACAGTTGTGAAATATAGTTTGCATCATTTACAAGTTCACTTACATTGTTGCCTGTTTCTAAACCTGAAGTAATGTAACCTGGATTGACAAAGTTTACAGTTATGTTTCCTTCAGCATCACTTGAAGTTGTTAAGTTTGTTCCTCCAAGTATCTTAATGTTTTCGCTTTGTTTAACAACACGCATTGTAGAGTCATCTGCTCCAATGCTAAACAAGTTGTTTTCAATACTTGTAAACCTGCTTGTAACTGTTGTTGCGAAGTTTCCATCGTCATTAAGTGCCGCGGCTAATTCATTTAGAGTGTTTAATTGTTCAGGAGCACTGTCTAGTACTGCCGCTACCTTAACATCTACTTGTGCTTGTGTATAAGCGTCTGTGATACCATAGCCTGTAAGTGTAGTTGGTGTTCCTGTAACACTACCCCAAGTAAAGTCTTGTGCTACACCTGTGATTGTAATATTTCCTTCAGCATCACTTGCTGTTGTAATTGCAGTTCCACCTAAAACTTTAACATCTTCACCTGCATCAATTGTACGCATTGTACTATCATCTGCACCTATACGAAAATTATATGTTGATCCTACTTGGGCGGCTGTTACGTAACCTGCATTGTTTGTAAATTCTGTAATGTTTGCACCACTAGAAACAAAGTTGCTATCGTTAGTAAATGAACTAACTGTTGTAGGTGCTCCGCTTAAAACACTGTAAGGTATTGATCCACTTACACCGTCAACAAGTAATGTACTGTCATCTGCAAATACTGAACCTTTTAAATCTGTGTTAATTAAATTTTCTAAACTTATTGATAAAGCAAATCCCGCCGCATCAACTTTAATTTGTCCTGTTGTTCCTAGTACTGTAAATGTATCGCCTACACCAATACTACCTGTACCTGTGTTACCTGCTGTTGCTATTGCTTGTTGGTATGTAGTTAATGTTGGACCTGTGATTGTAATATTGCCTTCGGCATCACTTGCTGTTGTAATATTTGTACCACCAAGTATTTTAAAACCTTCACCTGCATTAATGTCACGCATGGTTGAATCGTCTGCACCTACATTCAATGTAAAGTTATTTGGAATATCTGCAAGTGTAACATACCCTGCATTGTTTGTCCACTGAGTAATGTTACCTGATTTGTTTACTAGTGTGTCTGATGAACTTGCAGTAATAAATCCTGTGTCGTTTGTAAGGTCTGAAACGTTAGCAGGTCCTGTAATAGTAAGTGCACCAGTACCTGTGTTAACACTTGTTGAAATACTGTTAGCACCTAAAATTTGTATTGTTGAATCTGTTGATACTTGATAACTTGCAGAAGCATCATCTGCAATGTTCCATTTGTATGTTCCTGCTAGACTTGGTGTATTAGTTAAGTCTGCATAGTCACCTGACGTTGCTACTGTTGCGAATGCAGTATTAACAGCACCTGTAACTAGTCCTTTAGCATTTACCGTTACAGTATTAAATGTTCCAACGTTGGAGTTTACTGTGTCAAGAGTAAGTGTAACTGTACTTGCGTTTGCGGCAATGGCTCCACCAGTGTTACCACTCATGTCTCCGTCAAATGTAATGTTTGGTCTGCCTGTTAAATCTCCGTATCCACCACTAGTTGCTACTGCGGCAAATCCTGCTTCTGTAATTGTTTGATTGATCCAAGCACCGGTACCTGTATCATATTGTAATAATTCATTGTCAGCAATACTTGTTATATTAACATCAGCAAGTGTGCCTAAATTGTCTCCACTAACGTCAGTAATAAAAGCCGATGTTGCATTGTTGTATTGTGATAGGTCAGTGTTAGCACTTATAGTAATATCACCTTCAGCATTTGAAGCAGTACTAATTACTCCACTGTCACCTAGTATACCTAAGTTCTCACCACCTTGTACAATTCTAACTGTACTATCATCTGCACGTAATTCAACTCTACCAATAGCACTAGCAACAATATCTTCTGCACTTTGTAGACTTAATGTAACAGCATCTGAGTTTGAATCAACAGTAAAATTAACACCTGGGCCTCCAATTACCGTAAGTGTGTCATTGTCTGCGTCTGCAACTACTTGCCCTACGCTAGACCCGGCTTTTTGAAAGGCCATTATACGGAATGAATCGATTACTTTTACTGACATATTTTATGGTTCTCCTTACTGTATTTACCGTTGATAAAAGAATAGGAGCATTGTTTCCAACACTCCTATCTTTTAAATATACTTGTTTTAAATGTAATGTCGCCTACGGCGTGGATAGAGTCCGTTCTATACTGTGTTCTTTTTGTTATAGTTAAAGGTGCTTTTGTATATACACTATTTATATTGGTCTATATAGTACGCAACTTTTCTGTTGCCAGGTAAGTTGCCAACCCCTACGTGCCTAAACTAGGCCGCTAATGCCATTTCTGGCGCATAATTGTCATTTGCAATTATAAGTTTTCTTCGCGATAACCGTGCTTAGATCCGGATAACTCCACTAACTCTATTAACTACCAGTCGATCCTATTTCGACCCCATCATAAGCACACTCAGTAAATGTGTTTATGGTGGAGTCGCCCGGTACCGCCCCGGGGTCCTGAATAGCGTTTAAATTGCTTCAACGTTACATAATATAGTTATACTATCTTTTAACCAAAATGTCAACCATTTTCTTCAGAATCTATTAGTGTGCATCTATTACGTAATAACTAATGCTCAAGAAAATACTCAATATTAACAATGGAGAGTTATGACAGATGATAGATCAGTTGATAAAACATTTGAAAATGAACAAAGTACAGTAACTATACCTCTTAAAGAATATGACAAGTTAAGAGAAAAACAAAAATATATTACAGATAAAGATATGATATCTGTAGTAGATAAAATTGAAGAACTAGTTAGAGCCTTACGAAAACATATTGTAAGAACGGAGATAGAATAATGGCCAAAATGAGAACATATACTTTCTACGACGGAGACAATGTAGAAACTAAAGAAGAAATGAGTTATAGGAAAGCAGTACGCTCTTTCCAAAGTAGCACAAAAAGTAAATCAGTTAGAGTAGAATGGACAGCCAAAAAAGGCGGAACATACGAAATGATACAATCATTACCATTAGGTAGAAAAATAAGACAGGCGGCAATACTAGAAAAGAAAAGAGCGGCCTTAAAAGCAAAGTTAGGAAAGTAATATGAAAATACATAAATCTTTTGAAGGACATGTTTCACAACCTAAGAAAACAAGTCAAGCAGGTACCAAAGCACGTTGCAAGTTTTCATCAATGAACAAATCTAAAAAACGTAGTCACAAGTTTTATAGAGGACAAGGAAAATAATGGCTGGAATAAAAGCACGTGGAGTTATTACTAACCACTTAAAAAGATATCACAATGAAAGAGAAATTATACCTTGCAAATATATTGCTGATGGCAAAGGTAAAGGTATAATGGTTGCTCAATATAAAGATACTAGAGATTTAGTAGTTGATGATAAAGATATTCCTATTGCTTGGGGTAGAGCCTAACCACCTGCAAAACAATTAGCACTACCAGCGGCAACTGCTGTGCATCCGCTGATGCCATCGCCTACTCTACCACAACCCAAACCGTTTACAAATACTGTACTTGAACCAACTGCTATTGGAGCCGCATGTGAAGGACAAGGAACACCAGGTAATAAGTGTGTTGTGTTTACATCACTTTGTCTACTAATACCAATACCATTAGCAAATACAGTACTACTTCCTACTGCTCTAGTCATTCCTGAACAGTGTGCAATATCTGCATCACCTATTCTAGTTATTGATGGCATTACGTTCAATCTCCATAAGTTGTTCTAACCTAGCAGGCCATTTTTCTATTTCAGCGTGTTGTTCTTCTGTATGTGGGGCTTCAGGTATGTGTGGTACAAACTTAATTACATGATCAAATTTGCTAGGAACATCTTCCCATTTATCCACAGTTACCTGTTTGCCTTCAACTATAAATGTAAACTCGTTCATACGAGTATTTATTTTATTTTACTTTGAGATTTGGTGGTGCAGTTACTATGCTTGATGTTTGTTGTTGATATAGTTCTGCAAACTGCTTAATAGTTTTAGTAATAACCATTATGCTTTCTTTTTTAAACAAGTATCCTTTGTCAGGCTCACCTGTAAATAAGAACTGTTGTAACCCTAACCCTTGCCCATTCATTACAAGAGTAAGAGGAGTTTTAATCTTAAAACCCTTTTCATTTTCTTCTGTAAGTTTACCTACAATTTCTTCGCCGGAGTTAAGTTTAAAAGTAACTGTATCTCCAACTTTATATGGTGCTTCTATTAACATTATATTGTGTGTCCTGTTCCGTTATAACCTGTTTCATCAATGTAGTTTACAAGTTGATCATAACCCCCAATAGTTTTTCCATTGATTTTGATTTGTGGTACAGTTCTTGCAGTTGGGAACCACTCCATTAATTCTTCTCTAGTGTAGTCAGTTCCTAAAGATTTATATGTATGTTCAAGTTGTCTTGTCTTGCACAGATTTACTGCTTTAACACAATACGGGCAACTTGGCTTTCCGAATATTTCGATCATAGTTTGAAGTCCTTAAATGTATCTTTGTTAATGTCTTGTTTAACACCGCCAACGATATAACTTTCAACTTCTGTTTCTTGTGGGGCAACTTGTAGTCCTGCACTTGACAACCAATGTTGTGTCCACGGTAGCGGATTAGTGTTTAATGGACGATCATATAACATATCAAGTCCTAGTGCTTTCAATCTCTTGTTAGCAATAAACTCAACATAAGCATGAAGAAGATTAGCATTAAGTCCAATCATACTTCCGTCTTTGAATAAGTAGTTCGCCCAATTCTTTTCTTCCTCAACACATTCACGCCATAGGTCATAAACTTCATCTTTAAGTTCTACTGCGATTTTAGCCATGTCTGGATCATCGTCACCTTTAGCCCAATGTTTGAGAATGTGTGTACTTAGGTTAAGGTGTGTTGCTTCATCTCTTGCAATAAGACTAATAATCTTAGCACTACCTTCCATCATTTTTAATTCACCAAATGCAAACGTACATGCAAATGAAACATAAAAACGTAAACCTTCTAAAATGTTTACAGTCATCATTGCTTTGTATAATGCTTTCTTGACATCATAGAGATTACCTTGATCTTTATTAAAGTAATTGTTTGCAATGTCATTAAACTCGTCATAGTATTTTGTAACACTAATTGCACGTTCAATAATTTTTTCATCATCAAGGATAGTATCAAACACTTCACTAGGATTAGCATATACATTTTTTACAATGTGTGTATATGAACGTGAGTGAATTGTTTCAAAAAAGTCCCAAGCAATAATACAACCTTCTAGTTCTGGATTTGAACAGTAAGGTAAAAAACTTAGACATGGTCCACGTCCTTGTACACTATCAAGTAGTGTTTGGTATTTTAGATTACTTGTAAAGATATGCTTTTGTTCATCACGAAGTTGCTGATAGTCACCTCTATCTTTTTGTAGACTAACTTCCTCTGGTCTCCAAAAATAACCAAGCATTGTTTGATTAAGTTTATCGTACTCAGGATATTTGAATATGTCATATCTCTGTGTGTTTTGATCTGCTCCGAAGAACATATGCTCTTTTGTAAAATCAACCTTCTCTCGGTTAAAAACTGTCTTTGTCATCGCTTTAGTATTACCCTTCTTCCTCGTCATAAATCCTTAAATGGCACACGCATCACACATTTCATCATCTTGATCAACTGTCTGCGTATCACCGTTCTGGCCATTTGTATGACCGTTTGTACCATTAATTATAGCACCATTTGTTTTGTTGTCAACCGCTTGTTGTTCCAATTGGTCAGCATCATCTTCAGCACCTTTGAAGTCATAAGTGTTTTGATAGTAACTTGTTTTCCAACCCATCTTATATGTTGTCAACATGTCTTTCATCATAATACTCATAGGTACTTCGTTGTTCTCATACTGTAACGGATTATATGACCAGTTACCACTAATGGCTTGGTCGAAAAACTTTTGCATTACAGCGACGATATTTATGTAACCTTCGTTACCTTTCATGTCCCATAGTAGGGTATAAAAGTTCTTTAGTTGACTATACTGTGGTACAATCTGCTTAAGAGGCCCTTTTTTGCTCTTCTTAACGGACAAGTAGCCTCTAGGTGGTTCGATTCCGTTGGTAGCGTTCGACACAACGGAACTGCTCTCCGAAGGCATCTGTGCGGACAATGTGCTGTGCCGTAACCCGTGTTGCTTGATGCTCTTGCGTAAAGTAGTCCAATCATGATTAAGTTTCTTTCCAACGATGTCGTTGACTTCTTCTTTGTACGTGTCAATAGGCATAATGCCTTCTGAATATTTAGTACGATCGAAGTACTCACAAGCACCACGTTCTTCTGCTAACTTATTACTTGCTTTTAATAGATAATACTGGAAACTTTCAGTTAGGTCGTGTACAAGTTTCCATGCTTCTTTATCGGCATAGTTGACTTTGTGTTTTGCTAGGTAATGTGCTAGGCCGATATAACCAATACCTAATGAGCGTCGAGCCTTTGTGCTGATCTCAGCGGCTTTTACAGGATATCCTTGATACTCAATAATTTCCTCTAATGCTCGAACGGACAACTCACACAGTTCTTCAAGTTCTGAATTTTCTTTGTTTAATGTTAATGCACCTATATTAATCGCACTTAAAATACATAATGCAATTTCGCCTTCAGCATCATCAATATGCTGAATAGGTTTAGTAGGCAATGTAATCTCTTGACATAAGTTACTCATGTAAATAGGATCTTTAAATGAACTGTGTGTATTACAGTGATCAACATTCATAATGTAGATACGTCCTGTTTCTGCACGTTCTTTTAACACTGCTGAAAATAATTCATGTGCATCTATTTTCTTTTTACGAATAGATGTTTTACGTTCATACATTTCATATAGTTCTTTAAACTTTTCATTGTCGCCTGAATAAAATGCTTCATATAATCCTGGCACTTCGTGTGGCGAGAAAAGAGTTATGTCTCCACCGGACAATAACCTTTCATACATTAATTTGTTAAGTTGAATAGAATAATCTAACTTACGTACTCTATTATCATCTGTACCTTTATTATTTTTTAGTACAAGAATATCTTCAATTTCATAATGCCAAAGTGGGAAGTGTGTAGTTGCACTACCACCACGTACACCATTCTGTGTACAACTTCTTACTGTTGCTTCATAAACTTTTAGGAAAGGAACTACACCTGTGTGTGCTACTTCTCCGCCTCGGATCTTCGAATTGATTGCTCGTACTCGTCCCGCATTGATTCCAATTCCTGCCCTTTGAGCAATGTAGTAACCGATTGCACTATTACTGCTAAAGATACTAGGAAGAGTATCATCCACATCAACAAGAACACAACTGGCAAACTGACGAATAGGAGTACGCACTCCAGCCATGACAGGGGTTGGTATGTTGACTTTAAAAAGTGAGGTCGCGTCATAATATTTTTTCACGTAGTTTAAACGTGTCTCCTGTGGGTATTCAGCAAACAACGTTGCCGCGATCATCATGTACATAAATTGTGGAGTTTCATAAATTGCTCCACTGCTTCTATCTTGACAAAGGTATTTGTCTACTACTTGTCTTAGACCTGCGTATGTAAATTCTTCATTACGATCGTGTTTAATAAATGTATTTAATTTTTTAAGTTCTGTTTCAGTATATTTGTCACGTATGTTAGAGTCGTAAACGCCTCGCTCAATGTTAGCATCTATAACTTGAGAAAGAGTCATGTGTTCATAAGTTCCGTAAACTTGTTTGTGAAGTCCGTATAATAACAATCTTGCCGCGGCATATTGATAGTTAGGTGATTCAAGTGATATTAAATCATTTGCACTTCGAATTAAAATGTTTTGGATTTCGTCAGTTGTCATTCCGTCGTAAAATTGTAAATCCGCATTCATTTCAATTTGTGATGCTGATACACCTGTAAGTCCTTCACAGGCTTCTTCTACAACAAAATGAATTTTATCTAAGTCTAACTTTACTTTACTTCCGTCTCTCTTGGTTATAAAAACTTCTTTAGATGCGTTCATTATGTCCTCTTTTCTATACGTTCTTTTATCATGTGTGCAGTCCAGTATTTAATACAAAAACTACAATTCAATTGTTTCTTGGCAAACCATACTGTCTGGCAATTCACTACTTATACAAACATTATTATTTTCATAGTCAATAATATTGTCTAAAACTTTAACTACATTATAGTATCTTTTTGTCGTATGGTCTATATATATTTTTATCAATACAGACGTTTTGGTAAACCTTGTAGTTAACTTCAGGGTATGTCCTATCATAAGGGGTATACCGACGGGACAATACCGGTTTTCTTTAATTAACTCCCAAGGCGTTGGCCACTGTTGAGAATTGTAAGGGTTAAGGTATTTGTCTGTAACCGGAGCAGTCTTCCAGAACTCTAAAGATGCTCTGTAAGGATCAATACACTCTTCGAGTGTATCTCTAAAAGTTCGCCATTGTGTTATACGTTCGTCAGTATTTGTATCTAAGAACATCTATGCAAAGTAACTGATAGAATAACTTAGGGTTCCTATACCATTACCGATTGGGTTTCTATACTTAACTAATAAAGTTTCACTACCTGATGTACTGTCCATGTCATCAAGTACTGCTGTCCATTCGATAGCACCGTCGCTCGTGCCTGTATGACTGTAGTTGTCTGTTATGTTTATACTACTGTCATTTCTAACTGTAAGTGTTAACTTACCTTGTCTAGTTGTATCACTAGATGTTCCGTCTTTTACAACAAGATAATCAATGTATGCAATCTTATCTTTGGTAAAAGGTAATTTAATAATCTGTGTAGGTGCATCTACTTCTGATAGTGTTTCAGTTTTCAAACGTGATTTAGTATAATGTAATCCATCAACTGTTGGTTTAAATGGAACTGCACTTAATGAAGTTTGATTTACAAATGCATCTCTCTCAAAAAAGTCTCCAACACTTGCACATAGTTCACCGTCAAATTTAATTACACTTGTTTGTGGTGAGTTTTGTCCGTTGCCGTTGTTAGCAACATCAATAAACATATTTGAAGATGATGTGTGTCCATATGGAGTTGTGTTGTTTGGTGCATGTACTGCAATACCAAAGTCATCAATCTTATCAAATTTACAATTAGTAATTAAGTAATGTCTTGGACCTTGTGCTTGAGAACCTGATCCTGAACTTGTTCTACCTAAGTCAATACCAACATGACCAAATGTAAACAAACTATCTTTAATTGTAATTGTTTGTGTGTCGTATATACTGTAAACACCAATACTTAATTGTGTGAACTGACAGTTACTAATTGTAACGTTTTCAGATGTAAGTGCGCCTAAGCCTCTTACTTCAATACCAGACTGTGCCGCATCTAGTCCTTGTAGTGCATTCCATGTACCTGTAAATTTAACATTATCAATAATACTTTCTGTTGTATTATCTAAGTAAAGTAATGGAGCATCTGCTGTTACTGTTGCGTCAACTGTTAGTGTCATACCTTGTATCATAATATTTTGTGGACGGCTAATGTTTTGCATCGAAGCAAACTCTACATAACTTCCTGGAGTACTATTTCCGCCTACTGTTTGAAAAACAGGTTTTGCAGTTTGTGATAATTCATTTGTATCAACGTGCATTGTGATAATAGTTTTGTCAGGTCCGTCACCTATAATATTTGCATAAGGTGGAATATGAATTGTGTTTGTAATTTTATATGAGCCTGCTTCAAACTTTAATGCTCTTCTTGAATTTGCATTAAACTTGTCGCTACTGTTTAAAAAGATTTGATCAACTGCTCTTTGTAATGCTTCAGTATCATCTGAAACACCGTCACCAATTACACCAAAACTTTTAATACTTACGATATCATCTAAACGTGTTTGTATATTTCTTTTAATTGGATTGTTAGAAAACTCGCCTGTTTGTACAGTTGCGTCTGTGTTTCCTTGGAATTCATATTGATCAAGTAATTGAAAAATGTTTGTTTTTTCTGTTAGGATTTCAGTATTTCCAACAGCCGGAGCACCTTCGGTTACACTGCCATTACCAATATATAATTTTTGTGTGTCTACTGCCCAGCCTAATTCTGCACTGGCAAGTTGTGGTAAACCAGTTATAGTTTCCTTACCACGTCTATGTTGAATTTTTGAAATCTGTACGACTGCCACTGTGTTCTCCTAATTTATATGTGTATTTACCAATTAGAAGTGATGATTGGCATAGTAATCTTCAACTCGCTTTAACCATTCGTTAGACCAGTGTTCAAACTCATCTGCTACTAGGTCAAACTGCTGGTATTCTAATGCTCTACTACACATAAACACATGTCCTTCACGTATATCAGTGCCGTATACTGCATTGTGTGCCATAGCATATGCCGCCATCTGCAAATAGTAATCCTCTACCCATTCTTTTTTCTTAGGCTTGTTAGTTTGTTTAAAGTCCATAATACAAGGAGTTCCTTTGTACTGTCCTACAACATCACAAGTACCTGAATACATCTGTGGATAGTATAATGCTTGTTCAATACCCCATACTTCATCTACATCTACTAGAGCAGATTCAATAATTACATCAGCCATTTTGTTTGCTTGAACATGTACTAGGTTGTTGCCCGGCTTACGTTCTTCGCCAATAAGAAAACGTTCTAAATTGTTGTGCATTGCTGTACCAACACCTGCGGCCTCAGTTACAATTTGCTGTGCTTGTTTTTCGCCCACTCGCTTTTTCCATGCGATTAAATGCGTCATATCCTTCGTTTTACCTAGGATCGTTGTGACGCTTGGTGTT